GATATATGCGATTGTGTAAACCATTGCCGGTACAGCAAGTCCCATTATAAATCCAATCAGGAGCATTGTTAGAATGTTCAGAATTGTTGCAAACATCTGACGCAGGCCATATTCATACAATGTTCTATTGGATTTTGAGATAATGCCACAGTGTTCTAGCTTATCTGCAATCTTACAAGATAATTTAACAAATATCAGTAAGTTAAAACTATCGAAAATCTCAAGTTTCAGCTGATCATCATGTGAGGGAGCAGACATTATTTTCCCTCCCTCCATATTCAGTTTTGAGAAGCCCTTTTTTGCCCTCCTGAAATTACTAAGACAATTGAGAGAAGCAAAATGGGAAGGCTTTAGATGTAAATTTTATATGAACAGGTAGGAGAAAGAAAAAAGCAGCATACAAAACCGGTCATTTCGCCGGATTGTATGCTGCTTGAGGAAAAATAGAAAGGGCAGTCCTGCCCAGCTGTTTGCCGGACAGAACTGCCCTTTTTTAGGTGGTTGATTTTCAAAATCAGGAAACATGGTTTAATGAAAATAAGTTTGTATGTGTTTTACGACTCAAGACATAGCAATATTTCTTTTATAAATTTAATGCATTGAATTAAAGTAGCAATATCAATATCACAAAATATTTCTTTCGTTATTTTTATAATTTCATTATCAAGCAGTGCGTCCATCAATATACTAATTAAAAAATTTTTGTTGTTTAATTTTAGTCCGTAATTTCCAAATTTATCTGTTGAAAAATCCAACTTAGAATATCCATCCCATTGATCGGATGTAGATGTAAAGGCATATGCAAAAATCCATTCAAATTCCTGTCTACTTGGCATTTTATGTGATATACAAAGATTTTGCACATATGGAATAGCAATTGAATTATATTGTTTAACAGTTCTGTTTCCATCAATATAAATACAAGTTCCAATCTCGTCTAGCAATTCGCTTATAACTCTAAATATTATTTTTATATCATAGTATGAAAAGTGCTCTTTTGTTATAGAATATAATTTTTTATTTAATTCCATATTAAATTCTTTATCGGTTACATAATAAGATTCGATGTCTGCAAATATATCACTTATTGTATATTCATTTATTCCAGTCGTTAAATAATTATTATTGTAAATCTTAAATTTGATTTTATCGTATTTTGTTCCACCAAATATATATTGATTTTCCGTATATAATGCATTATGAAGTTCATTTTTACTTCGCAAGCTTAATCCCATTTTGCATATTGTTTGTATTTTTTTATTCATCCACAAGACGATATGTGTGCTAAATTTATAGTTGACTTCTTGACATCTAAGCAAAATTTGTTCCTGCATATGATCACTCCTCTCTAAATTAATCTACACGATTCTTCAAGATTGCTCTGCAATCATCAATCATAAGAAATTTTTAGAATTTTCACCTCATATTCCTTCAGAAAAAATAGTAGTTCATCACATACTGCTTTTTCATCATCCACTACTGCTGTGCAAATCACGTATTGTACCCCTTTCTTAGCTTTCTCTCTCTATTTTCATCATACCATAAAAAATCCCAAAAAGCAAGAAGAATAGATTGTTTACCGTTGGAGATACTAAAAGGAAAGAAGCATTTTTGTTTCGTAAAATCCGCCCATTGACCATTCAAGCCTAAAAAATCACGCTGTTTCCGATATTTTTTACATTTTCCATACGATTTTTTGACGGTGAAACATTACCCCGTCAATTGCAGTCGCTTTACATATTCCTGCTTCATCTGCATAGAAGAATGCCATATCGATTCAAAGTAATACTGGCATCAGCGTGTCCCAGCAATTCACTCAGCGTCTTTGCATCAAACCCATGGGCAATACAATCTGTAGCATAAGTGTGTCGAAGCAGATGAAATGGAACCTTCCGGATACCACAGAGTTTCAGGATTTTCTGAAACCGATACTGCATCGTTCTCGGTTCTGCCAGTTTGCTTTTCCCAGTAATCAAGTACAGAAAATCTTGTCGTTTTTTCTTCTCCAGCAGTGTCAACAAGAAGGACGGAACCGGAATTGTCCGCACGGAAGTTCTGCTTTTGGGAGAGCCAATCAGTACCTCAGAACAGCCATTTCGATAAACTCTCTGCACCGTTCGTTTTACAGAAAGCGTTCCGTTTTCAAAGTCAATATCGCCCCACTGCAAGCCGCATAATTCACCTACACGTAAACCGGTGAACAAGCACAGCAGAATCGCCAAATCAATGGTCAACCCTGTCTGAAGAAGATACTGCTCCAACTTCTTTCGCTCCTCAGAAGACAACACGTCCAGTTGTTTTTTCGGGAGTTTTATATACGTGGAAATATGTCAATAATCGCTTTGCTTGCGGGAGAATAAGCTGAAAGGTGCTTGTTGTTAATTGAATTCCGGGTTCCTATCGAAATCAAAATTCTGTGCCTCTGAATTCTTTTTTCTCAACAATATCCGATAAGTTGCAAAGGGTTATATTTTCAGCATTGGCTGCCTCTTCTAAAATCTTATCATCAAAACCAGATTCAGAAAAAAGATAATAATAGAATTCTGATTTTTCCTTTTGGGGTGACAGTTTTGCAATAGTATCCAGATATTCAGAATATCGGAATGGCTTATTTTTAAACTTACACTCCCCTACCAGATACTGTGTTGCGTGCTTGGAAACAGCGAGAATATCAATTTCGGTTTCCTGCACTTCTCTTTTATCATCTTTTCGTCTGACTGTCGTTTTTCCCCACCAACGCCCCATTTGAGAATATCGAAACGGCAGAGCATTGGCTTTTTGCATTTCACGAACATATTCCCGACAGATGTCCTCGAAAACAGATGCTGCAAACTCGTGAAGTTGCGGAGCAATGGCATACTCATAAACACCATCTACATCGCCGCCTTCCAGTTCTGAGTAATTTGTAAAAACAAACGCATACCAGAACCGAAAGAAATTATCTGTCAGATGATAAAGTCCACGATTGGTGTTTGCTTTCTCTTTTATCCCATCAGAAACAGAAAACTCCCGTTCGACAATTTCCAGTTCAATCAGATTTTTCAAATATACACTTGTTTTCGAAGTATCATCCACCAACGATTTTATGCTGATTTCATTGAGTTTGGTATTACCAAGAGCGACAGCCTCAATGATAGAATTGTATAATGGTGTTTCTCTCAATTCCTGCCGCAAAAGAAATTCCACTTCGCTATACAGTGTACAGCCCTTGGTGAGAATATTTTTCTTGATGTTCTCTGCAAGTGTCAGATCGCTGTCAAATTGTTTCAGATAATGCGGAATACCACCAAGAATCGCATAAGCAAGTATTTTATCCCGATCAGAATAATTCGGAAAGAACTGAATGGCTTCATAGAATCCCATTTCTTTCATCTTATAAATTCCGGTCGCTCTGCCATAAAGCGGATTCTTTTCTGCAAGGATTTCTTTTTCGATAAAACTCATTGCACTTCCGCATAGAATCAGCATAACATTCTCATCTTTTAGGATTTCATCCCATAAATTCTGCAAAATGGATGGTATGCTTGGATTGCCCTTACACATATAAGGAAATTCATCGATTACCACCAGCTTTTTTGCATCACCATACGGTAATTCCGTGATGGCACGAAATGCTTTCTCCCAATCTGAAAATTCTGTTATATAAGAACGAGCCGGAATATTTTCTCTCAGCAGTTTTTCTGAAAAGTTTTTCAGCTGCATTTTATCTGTGCATTCTCTGCAGGAAAAAAAGATATGCGGTTTTCCTTTACAGAACTGCCGAAGTGTCTCCGTTTTTCCAACACGTCTGCGACCATACAGGACAATCAACTGTCCGTCTTTTTGACGATATTTATCCTCTAAAAATTGCAATTCTGCTTTTCTGCCAATAAACATTGCACTCGTTCCTTTTCTCTAATCGTGATTTAGTAAATCGTGATTTGATATTATTATACCACGGATTTGGAAAAAATGCAAGTGAATATAATGAAAAGAAAAGCCATCTGAATTATTGTTCATCTATCTGACTGTTTTCAATATCTTTCAATGTGTAACCGTCATCAGACTTCCTACTTATCGCCTGCCTCCCTTATTTTTCTGATTTTCACCAAAGGAGAGTCCAGAGCCATCTTTCCACACTGTATACCCATTTGCTGTTCTTCCTATAACAACTGAAGCGGCAAGAGAAAGACTTTCAAAATCATAATCAGATGTGAATTGATAGTTGACGATGATGCCTGATGAAATCAGTTGATTGCGAAGGTTATATGCATTTGGATAGTACGGAGGAAACCACATGAAATTTATACTGTATGCTGCGGACTGCACAGGCAACGCCAAGAATACCATCTATCCGCACCAGAAAGTCATTACTTCGGAAGCAGACCTGAAGAAAGCGGTCGCTTCTGACCATGTGTGTGCCAAATACGATAACGATATCCGCTGCGATGCCAATTTTCAGATTTCAGATGTTGTGCCGATGGACTGTGACAACGACCACAGCGACAATCCCGATGACTGGATCACACCGGAGAAGCTCAGCGAGATGCTCACCGATGTTGCATTCGCCGTCACATACAGCCGCCATCATATGCTGGCGAAAGGCTCTGTAACAGCCCGTCCGCGTTTCCATGCCTTTTTTCCGACTACGCCCTGCAAGGATGCCGCATTCCATAAGAACATCAAAGCCCGAATCTACAAGGAACTGCCGTTCTTCGACGGCAATGCACTGGACGCTTCCCGTTTTCTGTTCGGCTCAAAGGGTGATGTGGTCTGGCATGAAGGCAGTCTGACCATTGAGGACTGGCTACAGCTCATGAAAACAAACCGCAGCATTCCGCAGGGACAACGCAACAGCACCATGTCCCGTATCGCAGGCAGACTTGTCAAGCGTTTCGGTGTGACGGAGGATGCTCACGCGAAGTTCCTCGAAAAGGCTGCGGAATGCGATCCGCCGCTGGACGATGCGGAACTGGAGAATATCTGGGCAAGTGCCTGCAAATTCGGCAGGAAAGTCACCTCGCAGGAAGGATATGTGCCACCCGACCAGTACGGTGAAAACAGCCTGATTCCGGATGATTTCTCCGATGTCGGTGAAGCCCGTACTTTTGTTGATTGCTATAGCGAGGAGATTGCGTTCACGGTTGCGACCAACTACCTGCGTTATAACGGTGTGTATTGGGAGGAATCGGAACAGGCGGCAGTGATGGCGATGATTGAACACACAGACACACAGCTTGCGGAAGCGGACAGACAGGTGGAAGAAAAACTCAGCAGTCTGGAGAATCTGGGTGTTCCGAGGTCGCTTGCAATTGCAGGCGGAAAGAAGTTCAAGAATGAACTGAATCCGGAACAGCTTGCTGCCTATGGCGGATTCGAGTTTTCCAACGCATACAGAGGCTTCGTTATGAAATACCGCAATATCCGCAGCCTGAACAATGCCCTCGATGCCGCAAAGCCGCTGGTACTGAAACACCCGGAGCAGCTCGACGGTGCTCCCCTGCTGCTGAATACACCCGGCGGCACTTACGACCTCTCCAAAGGTCTCGACGGCTGGAGAGCGACTGATCCGACCGACCTGATAACGAAAGCGACGGCGGTCGTGCCGAATGAGGAAGGTCGCCAGATCTGGGAGGATGCTTTGCAGGTGTTCTTCTGCGGTGACCAGAGCCTGATCGACTATGTGCAGATGATTTGCGGGCTCTGTCTGATCGGCAAGGTGTACACGGAAGCGATGATTATTGCCTACGGCGACGGCAGGAACGGCAAGTCCACCTTCTGGAATGTCATCTACAAGGTGCTGGACAGTTATTCCGGCAATATCTCCGCCGATGCGCTGACCGTCAATTGTAAGCGCAACGTAAAGCCTGAAATGGCAGAGCTGAAGGGCAAGCGCCTCATCATTGCGGCGGAGCTGCAGGAAGGAATGCGCCTGAACACGTCCGTGGTAAAGCAGCTCTGTTCCACCGATCCCATTTTCGCAGAAAAGAAATTCAAAGCTCCGTTCTCCTTTGAACCGAGCCATACGCTGGTGCTGTACACGAACCACCTGCCGAAGGTGGCGGCTTCCGATGATGGTACATGGCGCAGACTGATTGTCATTCCATTCCATGCAAAGATTCAGGGGCAGAACGATAAGAAGAATTATACACAGTACCTGATCGACAACGCAGGTGGTGCGGTTTTGTCGTGGCTGATCGAGGGTGCGATGAAGGTGGTCGCCGCCGATTTCAAGGTAGACCGCCCGCAATGCGTGCTGGACGCTATCGGTGCATACCGTGAAGGCAATGACTGGCTCGGTGCTTTCATCAATGATTGCTGTGATGTGGATGCTTCCTATCAGGAGAAGTCCGGAGAGCTGTATAAGCGTTATCGGGAATATTGCATGGAGAACGGCGAATATGTCCGCAGCACCACAGATTTCTATGGTGCACTGGAGCAGGTTGGCTATAAACGCAAGAAGCGGAACAGCGGAATCACCATCTATGGGCTTCAAATCCGGCTGGACTTTCTGGATTGACCTGCACTTTCATCCGTCAAAAACAACGTAGAATCGGGAAAGTGCAGGTCGGTGAAACTCATATTCATACCTTACGCACATGAGAAAAAAACATAGAATTTTCTTCCTATGGAAAGGTTTGTAAATGACATTCACCGACCTGCACAAATTCCCGGAAAGGTCGTATTTATGCGAGAAAAATCAATTGAAGTAAAACTGGTCGATGCCGTGAAAACGGCAGGCGGTGTCTGCTGGAAGTTCACCTCTCCCGGAACGTCGGGTGTGCCTGACCGCATCGTATTGATGCCATCCGGCAGAATCGCTTTTGTGGAGGTCAAAGCATCTGGTGAAAAGCTCCGTCCGCCGCAGCGCCTGCGTATCAGAACACTTCGGCGGCTGGGCTTCAAAGCCTTTGTGCTGGACAACCCGGAGCAGATAGGAGGAATCATTGATGCAATACAAACCCCATGACTACCAGAAGTTCGCCGTGGACTTCATCGAAACACATCCGGAGGCAGCTGTATTACTGGAATGCGGACTCGGCAAGACAAGCATCACCCTGACGGCACTGAACGATATGATGTTCGACCGTTTTGAGATACACAAGGTGCTGATAATTGCACCGATTCGTGTATGCCGAAATAGCTGGGCGGCGGAAATTGAAAAGTGGGACCATCTAAAAGGCATGACCTACAGTCTGGTTCTCGGCAGCCGGGAACAGCGGCTTGCGGCTCTCCGGCGGAAAGCGGACCTGTATATCATCAACCGTGAGAATGTGCAGTGGCTCATCGAAAGCAGCGGGATGCCGTTTGACTTCGATATGGTGGTCATCGACGAGCTTTCCAGTTTCAAGAATCATCAGTCAAAACGCTTCCGTGCGCTGCGGAATGTCCGCCCGTTCGTAAAACGCGTCGTTGGGCTGACCGGTACACCCTGCAGCAACGGTCTCATGGATTTGTGGGCACAGTTCCGCCTGCTGGACAAAGGTGTCCGGCTGGGCAAGCGTATCGGGCAGTACCGTGATGCGTATTTCACCCCCGACTGGAACGGCTTCACCTATTCTCCCCGCAAGGGTGCGGAAAAGGAAATCTATGCAAAGATTGCCGACATCAGCATTTCCATGAAAACCACTAACCATCTGCAGATGCCGGAGCTGATGATGACCTGCCGATACCGTAACGCTTGATGAAGCGACAGCGACAATCTACAAGGACATGGAGCAGGATATGTGTCTGGACTTTGGTGGCGATTCCATAACGGCGGCAAATGCGGGTGTCCTGTGCGGAAAGCTGACGCAGCTTGCCAGCGGTGCAGTTTATACTGACGGAAGCAGCGTGATGCGGATACATTCCCACAAGCTGGACGCATTAGAAGATCTGCTGGAAGCACAGAACGGCAAGCCTGCCCTGATTGCTTACTGGTACAAGCATGAACGGGATACCATCATGCAGCGGTTCGACTGCCGGGAAATCAAGACCGATGCCGACATTGCCGACTGGAATGCAGGCAAGATTCCGGTCGCCCTGATACAGCCATCTTCCGCAGGTCACGGTCTGAACCTTCAGTCCGGAGGCAGCACCATCATCTGGTACACGATGCCGTGGTCGCTGGAACTGTACCAGCAGACAAACGCCCGTCTCTGGCGACAGGGACAGCAGTCCAGAACGGTTGTCATACATCATCTTGTTTCGGCGGGAACGATTGACGAGGATATCATGAAGGTTCTGAAAATGAAAGACAAGACACAGGCTGCAATGATGCGTGCCGTGAAAGCGAGGGGAAAAGCATGAAGGAATATCTGAAAAAAGTCGAATGCCTGCGTAGACGCATTCAGCGAAAAAAGCATGAAATTTACCTGCTGCATCAGCAGGCAGAGGGCATGAACGGCAGCGGCATCAGCAATATGCCGAGAACGGTATCCCCCGACCATAGCAAAATGGAGGGTACGGTTTTCAAAATCATGGCACTGGAGCAGGACATCAAGGATACACAGCAGGAGTACGATGCCCTGATTGCTGACATGGAACGCCGCATCAAGGCGATTGACGATGCCGACGACCGTGACCTTCTGACCAAGCGTTATTTGGAGTTCAAGTCGTGGGACACCATCGCCGCCGAGATGTTTATCAGCAAGCGGAAAGCATATTATCTCCACAACAAAGCCCTGAAAAGTTTGCAGTCCGATGCAGTTTCATTCACTTGAAAGCACGAGTAATAAGTGCTATAATGTATCATAGAAGAATATGTACAGAGCCGTTGTGGGTAGCCGCAGCGGCTTTTGTTATGCCCAAAGGAGATGCCGGTAATGCCGAAGAAAGCATTGAAACCCTGCAAGCATCCCGGCTGTCCCAATCTGACAGACGGTTTGTATTGTGCGGAGCATCAGTCCCTGCACCCAGACCGTCCGTCTGCCGCCAAGCGTGGCTACGGCAGCAAGTGGCAGCGGCTGAGCAAAGCGTACCTCCGCCGGCATCCCTTGTGTGTGCGTTGCAAAGCACAGGGACGGTTCACAGCAGCAACTGTGGTCGATCATATCATTCCTCACCGTGGTGATCCGCATCTGATGTGGGAGGAAAGCAACTGGCAGGCGTTATGCAAGCCCTGCCACGACCGAAAAACCGGAAACGAGGACAACAGACCCAAATACACCTACTGAATAATTCCTTTCGCCTAACATAGAATACGTTTTAGGAGAAAATACGCCGAACCGCTTGACTTTTCGCCTAAAACAGCTTATAATTAGGAGAAAGGAGCGTGAGAATATGAGAAACTTTGATTATCGTGAACTTGCAGGTCGTTCTTGGGACAATGAAATACTCGGACTTGTGGCACAAATTCATGAATACAAGGGCAGGCAGGAACTCTATCTGAAACAGAAGCCTGCGGAACTTGACCGTTTGATAGAGATTGCAAAGGTACAGAGTACGGAAGCATCTAATGAGATTGAGGGAATCCGCACAACCAATACACGCCTGCTGCAGCTTGTACGGGATAAGACAACACCTCGCAACCGTGACGAGGAAGAAATCATGGGCTACCGTGATGTTCTGAATACCATTCACGAGAACTTCGAGTTTATTCCAATCACTTCCAATTATATTCTGCAGCTCCACCGTGATTTGTATCAGTATTCCCATAAGAGCATTGGCGGAAAATTCAAGAACACACAAAATTATATCAGTGCAACGGATGCAGAGGGACGAGAGTTTGTTTTGTTTACACCGCTTGCCCCGCACGAAACACCTCCAGCAATTGATGCAATCTGCGGAAGCTATAACCGCATGATTGATACACAGGAGCTTGACGCTTTGCTGCTGATACCTGTGTTCATTCACGACTTTCTCTGCATACACCCGTTCAATGACGGCAACGGCAGAATGAGCCGCCTGCTGACGACCCTACTGCTGTATCGCTCCGGCTATGTGATCGGCAGGTATATTTCCCTTGAAAGCAAAATTGCCAAGAACAAGAATCTTTACTACGATGCTTTGGAGCAGTGTCAAAAAGGCTGGAACGAGAACACAGAAGATCCCACGCCTTTTATCAAGTATCTGTTGCAGACCATTCTTGCTGCGTACCGTGACTTCGAGGATCGTGTGGCAATGGTTGATGAAAAGCTGCCTGCAATCGAAACGGTGCGTCGGGCTGTCTACCATAAAATCGGAAAGTTTACCAAAAGTGAGGTCATGGAGCTTTGTCCGACACTCAGCAAGGCTTCCATTGAGAATGCAATCAAGCAGCTTGTGGAACAGGGATTGCTTGTAAGGCACGGAACAGGACGCAGCACATTCTATACCAGAAGTGATACACAATAAAATGATCGCATCTGTCGTGAAAACGGCAGGTGCTTTTTTATACGCTGGTCGGGCGTTATGTGATCCGTGTCATGATAAGGAAACCGGAAGTGAGAACACAAGACCGGAATACGCCTACGAAAAATAAGAGTATGAAAAAGCAGCGAGAGACTCTCTCGCTGCTTTAGCTTATGCGGATCGTGTTGTCTTTGTGATGTTTCTGCGATTAACTGCCGCTGTATCAAGCTCACCTTTAATTTCATCGGCAACGCGTCTCGCAACATCATCAATGAGGTCAGCAACACGTGTATAACCGTGTTCGGTCATCCAATGGTTGTCAGCTGCACGACCACGAACTGTTTTGCCATTCTCATTGATATAACTGTAACCTTTTTCCATTTGATACCCTCCCTTCTTTAGTCGTTCATGTCAATATAGCCAGTTGGAGATGTATCTGGGTATGAACCATCTTCAATGGCTGCCTGAACTCCTCGTGTGAAACCATGCTCCAGCATATCATCACGATGTCTTATCTCAGCTTTATAACGCTCCTCTTTGAGAACATTTGATATCGTTCCCTGAGATACTCCGTATAACTGTGCGACTTTCGACTGTGAAAAGTGATCTTCATCGCAAAGCTGATGAATGCGTCTACGCTGATCTTCAGAAAGAGCACTCTTTGGCATATAGATTCCTCCTTGAATAATCAATCTAATAATACAACTTGATTATATCACGGCTTATAGCTGGTGTCAAGGCGTATTTAATAAAGTGTGCATCAAATCATCGGTGTGCACAATGGTGGATGCTGTTATATGTTAAAATTGCACATACAGAACAAAAATTTTGAATTGCTGATCTCAACGGAGGCAGGGGCTGGAATCTGCCCGGCGGGGGTATCGAAATCTCTACGGAGCAGCGCTCACAAGACCGGCGCCCCCTCTCACGCACAAAAAGTGCAGTTCAAACACCCGATTAACCCCCTCGAATATTTTACAAGCCGAAATCCGCGTGGTTTCGGCATTTTTTATAGGCAGGTGATGATATGGCAAAGGACGGTACAAACCGTGGCGGACGCAGAGTCCGTGCAGGCGATAAGCCGAAAGCCCTCTCCGACAAGATCGCAGAGGGCAAAGATGCAGATATTATGGAGTTTCATGCTCCGGAATTGGACGCAGCTGATCTGGACGATGCCGCTGATTTGACCGGTGCGGATATGCCAAGCCCCAGTGCATACTTGTCTGCCCAGCAGAAGAACGGAAAACCGCTGGGAGCAGACATTGTGTACAGAGAAACATGGCTCTGGCTGAAACAGCGTGGCTGTGAAAAGTACGTCAACAAACGGCTGCTGGAAAGTTACTCGCAGGCATTCGCCCGATTTGTACAGTGTGAAGAAGCCCTCAGTACCTATGGACTGCTGGGAAAACACCCGACCACCGGCGGTGTTATTGCCTCTCCGTTTGTGCAGATGAGCCAGACATTTCAGAAACAGGCAAATTTGCTCTGGTATGAGATTTTCGATATTGTGAAACAGAACTGTACGACCAAATTTGACGGTACACCACAGGATGATTTGATGGAACAGCTTCTGAGCAGCAGAAAGTGAGAAATACATGAAAGCAGATACTCAGTTCTGGCGAGATCTGAAAGCCAATCGCCAGAAGATGACCAAACAGCAATACCGCACGCTCAAGGGACAGGCGGTCAGCGGAAAAGTGCTGGACGCCAGAAAAGGTTTACAGAAAGTTTTGAAGCGGAGGAATGGAGCATGACCACAACCAAAGAATTTCAGCTTGTTGATATCAACAAGTTAGTGCCATATGCCAACAATGCCAGAACGCACAACAAGGAACAAATCCTGAAACTTCGCTCTTCTCTGCGTGAGTTTGGATTTGTCAATCCGGTCATTATCGACAAGGCATATAACGTCCTCGCCGGTCACGGCAGAATTGAAGCCGCAAAAGAAGAAGGTATTGCAGAAGTACCCTGTGTGTATGCCGACCATCTGACGGAAGCACAGAAGAAAGCGTACATTCTTGCTGACAACCGGATGGCATTGGATGCAGGCTGGGACGAAGAACTGCTGTCTGTAGAAATGCAGGAGTTGCAGGAACTTGGATTCGACCTTTCCATGACCGGATTTGATGAAAAGGAACTGACTGATCTGCTGGGGGTGGATGCAGACGGCGAGGCAAAAGAGGATGACTTTGACCTGTCCGCTGCCTTAGAAAAGGCAGCTTTTGTACAGCGTGGCGATATATGGACAGTTGGCAGACACAAGCTGATGTGCGGTGATGCCACATCTGTGGAAGATGTATCTGCTCTCATGGGTGACACCAAGGCAAATCTCATTCTGACCGATCCTCCCTATGGCGTTTCGTTTAAGAGTGCCAGCGGTTTGACCATAGAAAATGACAGCATGAAGAACGAGGAGTTTTACAACTTCCTGCTCTCTGCTTTCAAGTGTATGGCAGACCACCTCGAAAAAGGCGGCGTGGCTTATGTGTTCCATGCCGATACGGAAGGTCTGAACTTCCGCAGGGCGTTCATCGACGCTGGCTTCCACCTTGCAGGCTGCTGCATCTGGGTAAAAGACAGCCTTGTGCTGGGACGCTCCGATTATCAGTGGCAGCATGAACCTGTGCTGTATGGTTTTATGCAGAATGGCAAGCATCACTGGTATTCCGACCGCAAGCAGACGACCATCTGGCATTTTGACAAGCCGAAACGCAACGCCAATCACCCTACCTCCAAACCGCTGGACTTGCTTGGCTATCCCATCGGCAATTCTACACAGGAAAATGGCGTGGTAATGGACACCTTTGGCGGCAGCGGCTCTACTTTGATGGCTTGCGAACAAATGAACCGAATCTGTTACACCATGGAATTGGATGAAAAATATGCCTCGGTGATTCTTCGCCGGTATGTGGAAGATACGGGAAATGCCGATGGTGTATATGTTGTGCGGGATGGGAAGCAGATTGCATATTCTGAATTGGTAAAGGAAGTGGAACTTCCCGATGATTAAAATTCTCTGTGCAGATGCCTTGGAAGGACTGCGAACACTTCCAAATGACAGCGTTTCCATGTGTGTCACAAGCCCACCTTATTATGGCTTGCGGGATTACGGCAATGCTGGTCAAATTGGAATCGAAGATTCTCCAGAACAGTATATACAAAAGCTGACTGCTGTATTTCGAGAAGTACGGCGAGTGCTTCGACCAGACGGAACTTTGTGGCTGAACATCGCCGATAGCTATGCCGGAAGCGGAAAAGGAATCGGTCGAAAGCCTACACATTGTAAGCATTCATATCAAATTCCAGCGGACAGTGCTGCGGCTGCTATGCCAACTACATGGAATGCTATCAAACCAAAAGATATGATTGGAATTCCATGGATGTTGGCGTTTGCCCTTCGTGCAGATGGTTGGTATCTCCGTTCGGACATTATCTGGAACAAGATCAACTGTCTGCCAGAAAGTGTAAAAGATCGTCCCACAAAGTCTTATGAACATTTGTTCTTGTTTGCAAAATCTAGCCGGTATTACTACAATGCAGCAGCAATTATGGAACCCGCAGCGGAAAGCAGCCTAAAACGATACGCTCGTGGTCGCTCTGGTCGAAACAAGTATGGCAGATTTTCGGAACAGGGCATCAATGGGACAGATTACAACGAACGAATGCAGGGAAAAACCATGCGAAACAAGCGAGATGTCTGGAATATCAGCACCAACTCTTACCGCATGGGAGAACATTTCGCTATGTTTCCGGAGCAGTTGGTAGAACCCTGTATTTTGGCAGGCTGTCCAGAAGATGGTGTGGTTCTTGATCCGTTCTTCGGAAGTGGAACTACTGGTGCAGTTGCCAAGCGACTGCATCGGCAGTGTATCGGAATTGAACTGAATCCAGTCTATTGCAAAAAAGCAGAAGAACGAATCGCATCTGTCTGATTCTCACAAATGACAGCCGAAACATTCTACACATCTCACAGTTGCTATCTGTGGAAAAAAGAGTTAACATATGTACTGCCGAAAGGCAAATCACCGAAAATCGGGAGGAAAACATATGATAATTGAATTTCATCTTGCAGGAGAAAATCGAAAGAAACTGGCATGGGCGATAGCCACGATCATTGGAACAACGGCAGAATATCAGTATATGCCCACCTGTGCCTATAAAATCGGGGAATGCTACACCGTTACCAAGTCCGGTGATCTGGAAATCAGTGACCAAGCCGACCATAAGGAAACAGAACGGCTTCTTGCCGAACTGGCAAGTCGGGGCTATGCTGTTCCGGACACAACAGACCCAGAATCCAAAGGCTTGACGGTGCAGATGCCAGCCGATTTCTTCACAGAGCATACACTGGGCAATCTCCGGCAAATCTGCGAAAACAAGGTTGCCCTTTTTCAGGCAGCTTTTCAAACCGACTGTTTGGACATCATTCCGTCTGATGAAAAGGTGGAATTTCCATGGTTCACGGTCGAACAGGACGGCGATGCAGATGCCTACTGCACCTTCATTTCCATGCTCTGCGAATTTGCCAAGAACCAGAGCCGCATCAACCGCAAGCTGGACACCTCCGACAATCCCAAGTACACCATGCGGTGTTTCCTGATTCGTCTGGGAATGGTGGGTGCAGAATTCAAGGCAGCAAGAAAAGTCATTCTCCGGCATCTGTCCGGCAATTCCACATTCAAAAAGGTTGGTGATACTAATGCAGTTTCCGAGTAAGTCGTATCTGGAACAGCTGCGAAAAAAGTACCCTGTCGGAACGAAATTACAGCTGATTTCTATGCGAAATGAAAAATATCCGGTTCTTCCCAGAACAGTTGGTGTGGTCACGCATATTGACGATGCGGGCAGCATTCATATGCGGTGGGAGAATGGTTCTTCCCTTGCTCTGATTCCCGAAATCGACAGTTTCCAGACCGTATCCGAGGCGAAAAAATAAGGCGGCACCTCCTCCATTGTACGGTATGTTACCATACAATCGCAAGAATTGCAAGCGTGTATTCTACACAATCTTTTGACCTCATTTTCTGTAGATTT